GCTTTCGCCCCGAACTACTTAATCGTCCCATTCACCTACAATATCAGCAAGGGCAGCCTTACCTTCAACTGGTGCTGCTGCGGTCTTCTTTGCCATCTTCTTAGGCTCTTCGATAGGCTCTTCAGCAACGGCTTCTGCTTTAGGTGCTTCAAGCTTTGGCGCAGCTTTTGCTACGGGCTTCTCGAACAACTCGTCATCCTTCTTCGCAGCACCCACACCATCCATCTGTGAAACGGTAAGTGTGATTGCCTTGGTGGTGTCCTCGTGCTCACGCATCTCAAGCACAACTTCGATCTCCGCATCTTCAAGACGACGAATAGGTTTGAAGATCAACTTAGGCGTTGGGCTTGCGGTATCAAAGCGCATCTCGGTCACAATCGCAGACGGTGCTTCGTTGTGGGCTTTCAAGTGGCGACCATATGCTTGTAATGGCATCTTGTTCTTGTCGCCCGCACCAAAGATTGATGTTGATGGTAACGTCAACTGGTACACCTCACGCTTCTCAATCTCGCCTTCAAGCTGCACAGCCAAGCGTTGTTGGAAACGGCAAGCACGACCTTCACCCTGACCTGAGCCTTTGATGTTCTGCTTGCAGTCCATGCAACGATTTGATTGCTTGTTCTCTTGCGGTACATCTTCGGCAGGGGTTTGCGTATCTGCTGACCAACACGTGGGCTTGGTTACTTCACCCTCTTGGTAGCTTCCGGCAAAATACATGCGGCTGATCGGCGCAGCATTGACAATCACGATATTCATCGCACGTTCTTCACTCACACGTTGCTCTTTACCATTGAGCAACTCACGGAACACGCCGCCCTTAATTGACAAGCGGCGGTTTGAACCACCCCCTACGCCACCGGACAGGGTATCCGATAAGCTGCCTTTAAGTTTCTCAGCAAGGGCTGAGGATTTACCGCTAAACAGAGTCATTGAAGTCATTGTAGTTCTCCTTATAGATCATGGTCGGGATTAAAATTCAGCTCAAGCTGAACAGGCACAGGAATGCTGCTGACTTCAACAACAGCATCCACAGGTTTTGCTTCGGGGTCAGGGATTTTGGTCAACGCTGCAATAACCATCGGAATGTTGAACCGATAAGTATTACCGACCTTGATGTACGTATGCTTAGGTACTTTCCCTTGACGTATCCATCCACGAATACACGAGATAGACACGGTAAGTTGTTTTGCTAGTTCTTCAACTGGCACATATGGGGCTTCGCTCATTATTTTCTCCTTACAGTAACTGAGTATTGACTCTCAACGTTGAGTCCGGGGGGTAGCAGTTCGGGGTGTTCCTCCAAAAATTGTTTTACGTTACCTTGGTGCAGCCGCTTCTCAAACAACTCAGGTGCTTGGTGCTCGACGACAAACTTGCCCATCGACTCCCAATCGTTTGTCCAATAGCTTTGCTTTGTCGTGCGAAAGAACAGCCCTTCGGTTGTGCGTACGCTCTCGACGTTGTGCTCTTTGCAGTGGTCTAGCAATGCACCTTTGATCTTGGTCATCTGATCCTTAAGTGCCTCTTCCTCCTGCTTGAACTGTTGCAGTAGCTCATCATGCTTGCCACGCATTTTGAGGTAAATCTTCACAAGCTTTTCTACGGGTATTTGTTGATCATTCATGATACTCTCCAAGTGTCAGAAACTTAATTATAATGACATATTCTACGCTAGTCAAGTAGATTATTGTATAAATCTATAACTTTTGAGTGGATGTCTATTTTGTTGTCAAGAAGTTGGTAAATATGACGTTCTACTGATGAGCCTTGTAACTGAACCACCGTTGTGGGGTGGCGTTGCCCTGACCTATGCACTCGTGCGTTAGCTTGTGCGTATGTCTCAAGAGACGGTACAGGTCCCCACCAAACTACCGTATCGGCAGCGGTTAACGTCACACCGTGTGCGGCTGACTGGGGCTGAATTATAAGAACTCGTGGGTCTTGCGTGGTTTGAAAACGGGTAAAAATATCGGTGCGCTTGTTGACTGGCACATCGCCTGAAATGATCTCGGCAGTAATCCCGTCAGCTTGCAGCTTGCCCGCCAAAATACTGATGACATGCTTGAAAGGCACGAACACCAGAACCTTTTGGTTGGTTTCATCAATAACTTCTTTTAGTGCGGCATACCGATTCTTAACGTCAAACTCAATCGTTTCACCTGTGTCGGAGTACACCGCACCACAAGATATTTGCAGGAGCTTGTTCATGTTCACTGCAGCGTTGACTGATGTAATCGCTTCGCCTGCCGCCTCGATGATCATGCGGTTCTTGAGCAGGGCATAGTACCTCTGCTGCTGCTTGGTCAACTCGACTGTACGTTTGACGTACGTCATCTCCGGCAAGTCAAGGCACTCGTCCTTCGTAAACCGTATTGCGGGCTGCAGGGCTTCAAACACAATCTGCGTGGCATTCGGTCTAGGTATCCACCGGAACTGGCTGACCTTGTTCATGACCATCTCACGAAACGTGGACAAGAACCGTGGAACGGTAACGGGGTTAACAAGCTTTGCCAAGCCGTACGCATCGACAGGCGACTGTGCTGCAGGGGTTCCGGTCAGCATCCACAGCCATGTATCAGCTTTGACCAACCCGTTCAGTACCTTCCATCGCTTGGCTTGTGTGTTCTTGTATGCGTTGGCTTCATCGACTACGATCAAATCAAAATTTGCTTGCTCGATCTCATCGCGCACAATCTCAACACCGTCATAGTTGATGATGACAAACTCAGCATTACCGTTAATGATCTGTCTGCGCTTCTCTGCGTTGCCGTATGCGATGTCTACTGTGCGGTGTATTGCAAACTTGAACAGGTCTGCCCGCCATGCAATGTCCATGATTGACATAGGGCAAATCACTAACACCCGCCGGATTCGCTTCTCACGCATCAGGTAGTCTGCTGCCCAAATGACGCTGCCTGTCTTGCCTGTGCCTTGCTCATTGAAGCAAAAGGCCCGCTTGTGTAACGTGAGGAATGCAGAAGTTGTTCGTTGGTGATCGAAAGGCTTGTACTGGCCGGGCCAAGCGTAGTGTCCCAAAATAGGACTTGGTACATTGCGTATCTTCATGTTCTTGAGGACCTGTGCTTCATCAAGCCCCCACCGTACAAGTACTTTACCTTCACCAAGGTCTTTGCTCTTAGGTATGACTGTCGTGATCTTCTGCGGGTTACGCAGTCGCAACAGCAATGCCTTGTTGTCAACAATTTCCAACTCATTCTCCGATGCCAAATCGACCAAACACGGTGTGCATGGTCTTATTATTTTTGGTACTGCTAGTACTGCGGATACTACTTTTTCTTGCGTTCGCGCTTACTAACTTCTGATACTAGGTTGCGCTTTGTATCACGTTTAAATGAGCGGTTTACATTCGCATCTTCAACACGCAGACCATTCTTAATCGAGCCGCCCTTATCAATTGCTTTCACGTGCGCTGCGTCTTTACCATCACCCTTTTGCAGCTTGCCTTCTTTGACTAGCGTAGCACGACCTTTGTTGCGTTCGGCACGTTCTTTAATGTGTTCGGGCTTGCCGCCGTACAACGCATACTCACGCTTGTAATTTCGATCTTCTTTCGGATTCTTGTACGCCATGTTAACCCCTTCCGTTGTGCAAGCAACTCAGCACCGCACAATGTTTTTTACATAGACCACTTGGTTTTGGATTCCACACATCGGTGTCATACGCAGCTTTCATGCGGTTGTACGACTTTAACCACTTTAACCACAGTCCGTCAACATCCTTGAGTACATAACGGTCTTTAATGAAATCGTTACTGATAACAAACAGCAACCCTGCACGAACATCTTCGACCAATGGGAAGTGCTTAAATATCGCAAGTGCCATTAACTCAAGCTGCCCTTTGTCTGCGTACTTTGCATTGCGACCTGTCTTGTAATCCACTACACGTGCGATGCCCGTATCATGATCCACAATTACTAAATCTGCAATACCCCGCCACCATGCTTCGGGTGCGTCAAAGGCGCAGGGCTGCAAGTTCTCTGTTAAACCCATCTCATACTCGCAATGCTTATCGCCCTTCATTTCATTGAGTTTATCAAGCACAGGCTTAGCAAACGCAAACTGTGGGGGTAGTGGTGTCGCGTCACGGATGTACAACTCAGCAGCGGTGTGAAACTCCTTACCGTATATCGTGGCATCAGTCGGGGGTTCCTCATACTCCTTGAGGACTTTGATATGGTAGAACTGCTTGGGGCATGACTCAAACTTCTTCATCCCGCTGTACGACCACGCTTTCGACATTAACATGCCCCATAGTTATCACCCGAACCTGACTCGCAATTCAAGGGCAAGCCCTGCGCCCAGTCAGGTGTCCAACGCATACACTCTTCAACGAATTGTGTTGCATCATTTACTTCTTCATCACGCACCACGCAAGCAATCGCATCATGTACCGTCAACACAACCTTGTAACGCTTGGCTATACGCAACATCTGCTCGGCAATGATGCAACGTGCTACTGCTTGACACACGTTCTCAATAATCTTACCCCCGTATATACGGGTACGACCACGGCGAGTAACATAACTAAATTCGATGCCCTTCTCACCTTGCTCAAATTCAAGACCATCATAGCGCATCATCAAGCCCGATGGAAGCCATATCCCCGCCATTTTCGGTTTAATTGTGAGCACACCGCTAGGCATACCAAGGTTCATACCTTCACCGTTTACCATGCGGATAAGTGAGGTCTGCGCATCTTGCCATAGCTGTACTATGTCATCATTTGTTCTACGGTAAATCTCAATGATCCTCCGGGCCTCAGCGAGTTCTATATCAAACCCAAACGTCTTAAGCTGTGCCTGAAACTTCAATGCGCCCATGCCGTACCCTGCACCAAGAATCGTTGTCTTACCGACAAAACGTTGATCTTTGTTGATGTGATCTTCTGCCACACCGTAGATAGCCGATGCCATTTTCTTGTACACATCTTCCTTGTTGGCAAAGCCTTGCACCAAGTCAGCTTGCCCTGCAAGCCAAGCGAGAACGCGGGCTTCGATCTGTGCTGAATCAGCGTCTATGATCTTATAGCCTGTTGGGGCAATGATGGATTGCTTGAGCTTGTTTGCGTTAGCCCCACGGCTCGGCAAGTTCTGCAGGTTGATCTTGTCATCACCGCCGAACCGCCCTGTATGCGCTGCGTAGTATCGAATCGGCACAGGCAATAACCCACGCTTGGCAATATCAATAAAGCGTTGGGTGCGGGTTTCTTCGAGTGTTGACTTCGTACCTAGTCGTGCAGCAACAAGAGTCTGCACCCTAATATCTTCGTGTTCAGCAAGTGCCTTGAATGCTTCATCGCTCTTGGCAAGTGCAAGTGCTTCTTTGCCTGTGGTCAGGCTTATCTTCATCGGCGGCTCAACACCAAACAACTTGAGCAATTCGGCAAACTTCAGGTTCGACATCAGAACATCTTTAGTCACGCTTGCATCACTGAGTAACTGTTCTTTGCGTTCACGAATATCATGCAAGTGGTGCTCAAGCAAGGGCAGGTTCAGGTCAAGCACAGGCTCAATGAACATACGCAAGGTCAAGTCGATTATGCGGAACTCTTGCTTTGGGAATCCCTTAGCCATGAGGTGAAATAACTTGTACGTGATCTCAACGTCATTGATGCAGTAGTCGCCGTATTGTGACAGTTTCTCATCGCTAAAATCGGCTCGGCGCATACCCTTGGCTGCTACAACTTCTTCACCTTTGACACCCACCTTGTAACGCTCAGCCATAGCTTTGAGTGAGCCACCCACCTCAATACCATGCAGGGCACGACCCATACACAGAGTATCAGCCCACACACGAGGCTTGACACCAAAACGCCAAGCAAGGATAGCACCGTCAAACATGGTGTTGTGGCACACCACCATCGCGTCTGCCCAGTTGAACGTGTTGAGCCATTCTTTAATCTGTTCATGTGTGCCACTCGCCCATTCAGTTTGATTGTTGTTGACTTTAATCGCAAGACCAATCACCTCAAACTTGTCATCACGTACATACTCTTCGGTTGTGATTTTGCTCAAGCTGAAGTCTTGATCATAGTACGTCTCAAAATCTAGCACGATCAAGTCCATTACTCTTCCTTAGTTGTTTTACGTTTTCTTTTAATTGCTGTGATACCCATTTCGGGTTCAGGTTCGGGTTCAGCATACTTAGCATCAAGCATTGCATCTGCTAGGGCATAACAATTCGCTGCGGTTCTGTTAATAACATCCATATGGATACCTCGACTAACAAAGCCCTGCAACGCCATACCCGCAAACAAGTCCCGCAGGTCTTCATCTTCCATTATCTTTCTCCGTGACTTCGATTAACTTCTGTAGGTAGTGCTGTGCTTTTTTTAAGTCTTCAATGCCGCCCTTGTCTTTCCACCTGCTAACGTACTTCACTATGTTGCCCTCTAGGTAGCCCAAGTCGTTGGCGATGATGTAGTCCCACGGCTGTATAGCTTTGACTGCGTAGTGCGCACCGCCCACCTGTTGCTCGTTAGCACGTATGGCTTTGCCTATGAGTGCAATACGTTCGTGTTCTTGCTCGTTCAGTTTCATGTTGGATTCCTTAACCATGCTGCCGCCGTATCAGGGCGTGGGATAAAAGCTACTTTGTCGTTACGCATGACAGGTTCTCGCGCATCATCACCATCGCCCCACGCCCACACCTTGGCTACCTGACCACGCTTGTTAACTTCATAAGCACCAATGTGAATCTTGCTTTGGTGATACAGGTTTTTAAGCGTGTTCAGCACAGATTTCTGCGGTCTGCCTGTTAACTTAATCAATGCACTCGCCGTAGCGCGGCTTACCTCTTGCAATGCGCGAGCGACTGTGACATTTGGTGATGTGGTCTCACTCATTTTTCTTCCTCTGCTCTGCATACACCCCTGCACGATAGCCAATCTCATATGCTCGCTGTAGCGTCATGCTGCCTAAGTCAATGCTGCCCATGTCCATCACAAAGTTAAAGGCTTTTTGCTGTGCCTCGCGACGCGTGTTATCTTCCGCCCGCCAGTGTTGCTTGCGGTCAATCTCTGCGAATGCTTCATCTTCTTCATTCATC